CGTAATGGTCACACCCACCACCGGCGAGTCGCTGGGGGCGCTGTAGCTGACGGCGGTGGGTGTGACCATTACGGGTTGCCGGCAGTGATGGTCAGGCCGGTTGCCGTGACGTTCTGCCCGTTGGCAACCGCGCCGGTGAACTGCAGGTTGCCCGCGCCGCTGCCGATGTCAATGTCCATCAAAGCCGTCCCGCCGCTGGTGCTGAAACGCGCAAACGTTGGCGTGCCGGCGACGTGGCTGGTGTTGGTCTGCGTGATGCCGCCGAGAGTCAGCACGCCAGCTGTTACGCTGCCGGCCGTGCCGCCATTGGCATCGGTCACGGCAGTGGCGCCAAACGTGAGCGTTGCCAGCAGCGTGCCGCCTGGCGTGCCCAAACTGGCCGGCTTGGTGCCGTTGTAGAGCTTGCAGGTTGCACTGCCACCCAATGCCGTGACGCGGGCTTGGGCAATGGCAGTGCGGAGGGTGGTTGCGTCGGTCATGGACATGATGTGGTTCCTTCTTGGCGTTAGCCGCCTTCGCCCGGTTGAAAGTGCATCACTGAGGTTGTCGAGTCAGCCAAGAACGCAACCGTGTCATGATCTTGCGGCTTCTCGATCACCACGGTCGAAGACGCTGCACCAGCAGGCCCGACAGGCATCTGCGTCACATCGCAAACGATGGCGCCTTTGGCAAGCTCATAGCTCACGAAGTAGCCGACAACTGCGCCAGCGTTCAGCACCCGCAGAGATTTCTCGCCCTTGCCGATGGTGATGATCTGGCTTGTCGTGGTCGCTGTGACCTTTTGATTGCCACCGCGTCGGGGCTGGAATGGTGTTCCGGTGCTCATGTTCGGCCCTTTAGGCGATGCGATACCAAAAACGGTTGATGGCATCAAAACGAAGTTTGAAAAAACCACCAGCAGCAAGAGAAATTGGCGCCCCACTGATGCCAGCCCCATTCGGCAGCACGGTGAGTGCGCTTACCGATTGCGTGCTGTGGGCAGAGACTTCTTGCCCATGACTTGCCGAAGACAAAATCGGCAGGGTGATTGCGCCAGCCGCAATAGATGCCAGCGGCGTCAGCAGCAGGAAGACAGAGCCGCCAACAGTCAATGGGTAAACGCCAACGTTGAACCCTTCTGCCGGGGTCGAGTACTGCGTGATGTAGGTTGTCGTTGATTGGATCAGTGGCGCCAAAGCCGTTGCCAACTGCGACACAGACGTGCGCCGGTCAGCGCCATCAGACGCCGAGTAAAACGGCAGCGCATCAGCTGCCGCAATGGCAGACTGGTTCAGCCGGTCGATGGATGCCATGTCAGCCCCTGAGAATGTCAAGATCGCCGCCATCATTGACGGCAAGCGGTGATGTGTTGGGCACGTTCACAAACGGCCGAGAAGCGCGCCACGGCTTCGTGCCAGCACCACGCGGCATGATCGCCGGCAGTTGCATTTCAGGTGGGAACGCGGCGGCTTTGAGAAGCACAGTGAACGAGTCGCGGGCGTCCTGCATCTGCTGTGCATTCAACGCCTTGCCGTAGCCAGCGGCAATGCGCTTGGCTGTGTTGATGACGACAGTTTCGACCGCCGACATTGGCAAGCCGGAATCAACATCGGCATCAATGGCCGCAGCATCACCAGCGAACGAGTAGCCAAGCGTAATGCCCCGGCCTTCCCAATTCGCAAGCATCATCTCCATCCGGCGAAGCGCTGATTGCTGCTCATCCGGGTCAATGTCAAACACATGGCCTGCAAGCGCAATCTCGCCGAATGCATCAGCCACCAATTGCGCTTTGGTCCAGGCCATCAGTCTTCCAGTGCGGCGGTGATGGTGTCAGACAGCTTCTTGTCAGACCAGCGGCCATCGACCTTGATGCCCAGTTCTTCGGCTTTGCGTTCCAGCTCGCTGCGGGTCGGCGGGGCCGTGTCATCAGGGATCGGGGGCGGGGCTGCAGGCAACAGCGATGCAGCGAATGCATCAGCTGCAGCCGGCGAGGTTGCATGCCAACCATCGGCCAGCGCTGCTGCCAGGTCTTCGGCGTTGTCGGCAGTCTTGTAGGCGCACCAGCCAGAGTCGGTTTGCACGTCTCGGCCTGGCTGGCGGTAGAGGGCTTGGGGGAAGTCTTCCATGCTTGTCCTTTGCGTGATTGAAAAGGGCCAGCCCGAAGGCCGGCCCATTCAAATTCAAGTCTGCGAAAAAAGTACTGACCCGGCCATCTCGGTATTGGTGCAACCCACACCCCAACGCGCATCAGCACGGTACTTGAACGTCTTTTTGTTGATGTCGAAGAACTTGTAGAGCACCACTTCGATGCCAAGCTCCGTCGAAGCACGCATGGCCGTCGCACCAGCGCTCATCATCGATTCGTCCAGACCTTGACGCCCAGGCAGCAGCTCGATGGCGCGGGTGTCAAAGAAGGGCGCAACGTTGCCGGTAACGGTGTTCAAGAACGTGATCGCAGCGCCGTTGGCGGGCGTTGCGGTGACGTTCTGATACTCCTTCTCAGCCTGCGTCGCACCACCGGCAGAGATGATCGGCGGGGTGATCTGCACGGTGCCGGTGCCGCCCGCGCCGGTCACGATGGCAGTGATCCGAAACGTCTTCGGCTGGCCGGTGTCCTGCTTGGTGATGTGGTGCACCGCATTGACGCCCGCAATCGTGAATGCATCGCCAACCTTGACCGTGCTGGACGTCACCGTGATCGGCAGCACTTGGAAGCGGTTGTCCACGTTCTGCTGTTCGCCGGAACTGGCAGTGCTCACGGCCTTGGGCGTGAAGTACTGGTTCGCACCGTTGACAGTCACGGTTACAGCAGTCTTGGCGGCCAGGCTGTAGGTGTAGTCAGCCTTGTAGGTGTCGAAGCCCGACACGTTGCCGACGAAGCCCTTTTCGTAGGCCGGATTGACCTTGCTGTTCGCGCTGGTCTGCGGCTTTGCCAGAGCGCTTGCCATGCTGTTGTAGTCGCGGGCATGCAGGATCGCAACGCGGCGCAGCGAGTCGCCAACCAGGCCTTGTTCTAGCATCACCGAGTCGGCGGCGGCCAGGTCATCGAAGCCAGATGCAGCCACAGTGCGCTTGATGACCAGCGAGCCGTACAGGCTGGCGACGTTGGCACAGGAAATGTTGATCTGCGTTGCCAAGGCCTGCATCGCGCTGGCGTACTTGCGCTCGCGCTGCATCGGGTCATTCAGGTCATTGCCGGTCATCTGCCACGGCACGGCCTTGTTGTAGCCCAGGCCCAGCGGCACAGACAGTTGCGTCAGGTCGGTGAAATTGGCCGAAATGTCGGTGCCAGCCGCGCCGTCAATGGTGGTGCTGACGTACGGCTGCGGGCGCCAAAACTGGGTGCCTTGCGAGCGCTCCAGAAGCACCGGGTCCAGGTTGGTGACGGTGACTTGTTTGGCAACGACCAGGCCGTCATCGAAGCCGGCCATGAGTTTGTCGAAGAGAACGGTTTCTTGCTGAGTGAAAGCGGTGGCCATGATCGGCGCTCCTAAAAAGAATGAGTAAAGGTCAGCTTGCGCTGGGTGCTTGACTCATCCGCTTAGGGCCGGATGGCGGCCACTGTCACTGCACGTTAGGTGTGCGATCCCTGTGGCGCGTAAGGTGCGCCAGCCGCTGTCGTTAGGCCGACCGCTTGCCCTGCAAGTACCGGACAACTTGCGTTCTGTCGCCGGTCTTTGATGCTTGCTCTTGCAGCTTGGCAAGCTGATTGTCCACTGCGGCAGCGCCTGACATGCTGCTGCGTGGCATTTGCTTCTCTGGCGCAGTCGCCGGCTTGCGTGCTTGGGTCTTCAATTGAGTCTCCGTGCGGATCAGTTCGGCGACAAACTCAACCGGGTCAGTGATCTCCGCCAGTTCACGGGCGCGGCGGGTGTTGTTGCCGAGTGCTGCAACCATCAAAGCCGGCTGTTTGCATGCGCGGACGATCAGCCCCTGCTGAGTGATGCTCAGCGTGTCGCGCACCACTTCCTCGGCGGCCTCGAAGTTCGGCACCTTCAGGGCGGCAGCTTGTGCGCGGTAGTTGTTGACCCGCTTTTGCCAGTCTTCAGCTTGCGCCTGCTGTGCGCGCTGGGCTTCTCGCACCTGCTCGTCGGCCGCCGACTTGCGGCTGTGCCAAGCGTCAAGCTCAGCCGAAAACTTGTCCTCGTCGTAGTCGAAGTCCTTCAGCGTTGGGCGCGGGCCAGCGACAACAGCCTGCTGCGCCGGTACAGCCTGATGCAGCCGCGATTCAAGCTCACGGATGCGCCGGGTCTTCTCCCGGTCGCTCTTGCGCAGCTCCTTCACCCAACTCGGCGCGGTACGCTCGTCTTCCTCGGCCGGCTGCTCATCGCCGATGGTGACGATCAGCGCATCGGGTTCAGCGACATCAACGCCATCATCGGCAACCTGGCCATCTTGCGCAGCATCCGCAGACGCATCAACAGCCGATTCGTCGGCAACATTGCCGGCGTTCGGGTCTTCGGTATTTTCAGCGGCGTCGATGACTTCAGTCGGCATTGGGTATCTCGCGGAGGTTGCGGCAGACGCAATCATAATTCATCTGGCACGTCAAGCAAATGCTTTAAATGCCGCCCTGCTGGCTTGGGCTGATGGATGAGTAAAGCATTTGCAACGCATCCATAGCCTGCTGCCGGTCAGTTTGTGCAACGCCGGCTGCTGTTGCAGTCGCATCAGCCATCGCTTTTTCAGCTTGGGCGCGCTTGAGAACCTGGTCTGCCTGCGCAGTGCCAGCCCGTGCGTTTGCCTCTGCCGCCGATGCCTTGAGGTATTCAGCTTGCGGGTCTGGTGCCTGATTTTGCTGAGCCTGCGCCATTTCCTGCGCCTCTTCGTCAGTCGGTTTGATGATGCCCATCTTGACGCATTGCGTGTGCGCCCATTCCCGCAGCGGTTTCAGACCTTCGCCCTCAAGGTTGGAAATCACGCTCAGGATCAATGCCTGCTGCGTCTGCGGGTCGGTGACGATTGAGGCAATACCGGTCAGCGCCCGGGTGACTGCACTGCGCTGTGAAGTGGACGACGGGCCGACATCAACCACCACATCGTGATTGGCTTTGCTGATGTCCAGCCGCAGAACCTCGGTGCCTTTCTCAGAATCCCAGCCGGGCTGGTTCAACACCACCTGACCAGAATTTCCATCAGCACCCACCGTCTTGGTCGGCCGCTCTTCCTCAACAGCAATATCACGCTTCATCGACAGCCAGATTTCACCGCAGCGCTTCATGGCTTTTGCCATGTTCGACATGTAGATGAAAACCTGCATGTCCAAGCGCTGCTGGACCAGCTCCACAGCCTTACCGCTCTGGTTCGGCTGCAGTTGCTCACCGGCTTGTTGCGCACCAAGCAGGTCTTGCAGCGCCTGTTGCGCAAAGCCCATCAGCGCAGCCATCGCAGGCGGTACGCTGGGCGCTTTGGTGTACGCGGCTGGGGCCTGTGCCGTCACTGTCCCATTGGCATCAGTGCTCGGGTTAATCAGCAGGTACGGGTAGCGCTTGATGTTGTCCTCTGCCCACATCGTCGCGTGCCCGGCGATCTGCTCGGGCGTGAGAATGGGCTTCTCGGCGTCGAACCGCGATGCGATGTCGGCCAACCATGACATGAGGCTGTTAACAAGCCGCTGGGCATCCTTCGCCAGGCGCACATGACCCATGCACCGCTCGATGCCATCGACAACCCAGCGCTTGCCATACACCGGGACAATCGGGATATGCCGGCCGGCGATCAAGCCGCAGTCTTCAAGGATGCCGCCGCCGCTCATCAAGTACTTGTGCACGCGCTTGCGCTTCAGGGTCTTCTGGCGCACTTCACGAAAGCCAGTCGCAGCCAGTTCATCGGCAAGGTCTGGGTCGGACTCAAGCTGTGAGCCCGTGATCTCCATGTCCTCCATGCCTTCGACCGCACCGCGGTAGTAGTGCACGACCTCAGGCGCATCCTCAATCACGTAGTACTCGGCCACCCACACGAAGTTCGGTGTGCACCAGTCAAACTCGTGCTGAAAGATTCCTTTCGGCCATGTTGCCGGGTCATCACCGAAGCGCTCGGTGTAATCCTCAAGCACATAAGGCGTCAGCACCCAGCATCGTGTGGCGTCGCTCTTGTCCTGCCGCTTGGCGCCGAGGTCAAAGAACACGCACGAATCTGCGTCATAGATCGGTTCGATAGCGATGCGCTGCCGCTCGTTGTCCTCGTCCTCTTCGTCCTCGGGGACCGCGCGCAAACGCCAAGCGCCATAGCCACCGCCGACAGCCTCTTCAAAAGCATTGTCGTAAGCCTCGTTGGCGCTGCAAACCTGCTCATCAGCACGATACAGGCCATCGCAAGCATCAGCCAAGTCATCGTCCTGCGCGCCATCCTTGGCCTGGAAATCAACCGTGATGCGGTTGTTGCGGTACTCGTTGAAGATTCGGATCAGCGCCAGGTGTACCTGATTGAACTCGAACTTCGGCCGGGCGTCCCACTGTTCAGCAAGCGGGCCTTCCCACTGAGCGCCGGCTACGGTGTAGAAACGCCGGTCTTGAACGCACTGCAGTCGCTCCTCGCGCAGCGCAGACTGCACGCGCTCAAACTCACGCATTGCCGCGCTGTGGATTTCTGAAAGTCGCTGAGCCTTGGTAGGACGTGCCATCACTCACCCTGTGGGTTTGTTGAGCGGCTGGCGGCTCATGTACTCAGCGGACCGGCAGGCGGTCGAATGCCGCGATTGTAGGCAGCGCAGGCGTTCTAAGCCACTTCATCGGCGCCAGGGCGAGGATATCGGCAGCGGCTCAGCCAAAACCTTGGGCTTACCAACTGTTCCAAACGCAACAGCCAGCCGGCGCATCATGTAGGCGTAGCGCATCGCGTCCATGATGTCTTCGCCGGTCTTGGCGATATGCCCTTTGTCGTCCCGGTGGTATTGCAGAAACTCATCGAGCGCATCACGCTGCCCGGGAAAAAACTTCCATTTCCCTTTCAGCATCAGGTCGCGGATTTCAAATAACCCAGCCTCGACGCCATTTGAACCATCAGGCCATGTCGCATGGTTCGGCAGCATCTTAAACCCGGCCTCGGCGTAATACTGTTTCTGTTGCTTGCCGCTGCCCTTCTCGGTTTGCAAACCATCAGCCGGCCAAGCGGTCGGAACACCAGCAGCCCAGGCCTTTACTGCGCCCCAGGCCACATCAGCCAGCACATGCCGTTTCTTCCATGAGCGCACGACGTAAAACGTTTCGTTGTCCGGATCAATTGCAAGCTGCACCTGAGCCTGCGGGTGATCCCATCCGAAATCCATGCCATTGATCACGCGGAAATGGGCCGGAATCGGGAACGATGCGCAAGTAACGTCGTCTTCAGCAATGTCATAGATTCGGCCATGCCCAAGCATCGGCACGCCTTTGGTACGCATTGCTCTCTGATGCGCCGGGAAACTGGCTAACAAGTCTTCCTTGACACGCTCGGACAAATGCGGCGCATCGTCCCAGCCTTTTTGCATGCAGAACTGCGCCCGGCTAGGCGTATCCATGAATTGAATCACAAGGTCAGTGCGGCCATTCTCAGGTGTGAACGTCAAAATACCGCGCCCGCCTTTGCCTTTGTCTCCGCTGGCCGTGCGAACCAGAACCTGTGGGTAAATGTCCGGATCGCGTGGCTCTTCGTCAACGTGGAACCAGTCAACCGCGTCACCCATCAGCGCATGCTGGCCTTGGCTGTAGCTCCAAAACTGGATGCGTGTCGTGTCGCCTGACTTGTGCTTGACCAGCAGTGTGCGCACTGCATTGGGCGTGCCGGTCATTGACTCATAGCCAATGATCCGGTCGGCCGGGATCAGGCCGCCCTCGAACTTGTCACCAATCTTTCGCCCAACTAGCGGCGCCTGCAACAGGTCGCGAGTTTTCTCACCGGAATACCCCAAGCACCAAATCAGCGGGGCATGGCTAAATTTGTGGCCGGGCCAATCTTCGGGATATTCGCCCAGCGCGTGAACCGCATCGACATAAGTCCCGGTATATGTCTTGCCGATGCGGTTTGCCGCAATCAGGCAGCATTGCGAGTAACTGGCCGTGGCTGCAATGAATTCAAGCTGCCAGCCATAGAGCGTGGCGAACACCGCCCTGTAGCGGTTCGCCTTCAGCCTGTCGGCTTGCTCTTCCAGCAGCGCGGCCAACTCTTCCAGTTCAGCCCGCGTTGCCATCTACCTTAGCTTTCAGCGCAGCAATGCGCGCCATCAGTTGCTCGTCGGACAAGCTGGCGGTCAGCGGCGCATCAGGGTCGCCGGCAATCGTGGTTTTGTCGCCGTACACCTTCGGCGCCCACTTCCCCAGCAGCCGCAGCCGGGTATCAATCTGCAACCTGCGGTGGCCCAGCATGTCGCCTTCCTTAACCTCGATACTGCCGTCAGCCTTGGTTGTGCGCTCCTCACCGACCAGCGGAGTATCTGCAATTCGTAGACACTGCTCACTGATGGCGCGATAACCAATCTCACGTGCGCGCGCGGAATTAACGCCGTGTTCGGGGACGGACTTCTCCCAATCCATCGCAGTGGTGTAAGCCACCCCCATCGCGTTACAGATTGACAGCAAAGAATTTCCTTCTGCCAGCCCCGCACAGATAGTCTCACCGTCTTCTGGCGTGTACGTGCTTTCTTGGGCCATCACGCCTCCCAAGTCACCAAAACTTCGGCCATGTATTCCCCCGGCTTGCCCTTGCGCTGTTCATAGTCCCACGTCAGGCGTGGGCTGCCGTCATCAATCCCTAGCCAATCTGCAACGCCATCGCGGCAAGCCTTGAAACCTGACTGCAGGTTGTCGCTATCAAGCACACGCGGGGCGATGCGGCTCAGCTTGATTGTCACTGGGCCGTCAGTCCACGGGCGAGAATGGCTTTGCATGATGCAGCGCGTGGTATTGCGGTGCAGGGCTTTGCGGCTGGCTGACTTGCGCCAGTGCTCGCGCTGGTTTGCCTCGCTGATGATCCTGATCGGGATCAGGCAGCAGACTATTGCGG